CTTCAACAGCACCTTTATTGAATACGATGCTAATTTCACAAGGGTTTACTTCTCCATAATACTCTCCGTAGTTCCCTACATTATGTTCGTGAAAAGTAGTATTAGGTCCGTTTAAAACAGAGAACAACCTATTATTAAGAGAGTAAGCTACATCAGGATAGTAGTTGTGTTCAGAAATCCATTTCTCTGTTAATGAAGAGAAAGACCAGGTTTCATCAAATTCGGTACCAGTCTTTATACACAAGTATCTTTTGAGTTCAAAATCATAGGCTCCATTCATTCCAGCCCTAGTCCTAGGATTGTCATTATAAGTTCCATCTTCGTTTAAGATACCGTTCTTAAGGTTTCTAGTAAAGTACATTTGCATGCCTTGCTGAGATATTTCTCTTAATTGATCTCCTTGAAGCATAAATATTTTGCCTTGAAGAACATCAGGGAAGTAGTATCCATAAGGAGTTATTACACCTGCCCATTGTGAGATAGATCCTGCATACCCTCCAGTAGAGACTATCATCTCTTTTGCGGGTATAGTAAACAAACCTCCAGTACCTAGAACAACCTCTCCTACAGAAGTAGCTGTGTTTGTAACGTCATTAACGTAGGTTCTCCATAGAGACTTTGGCGTATGTAAAAACAAAGTGTTGTTGTAAACAAAATTGTCCCATATAGGCCCGGTGTTTTGAGGCATATCATAGAAAGAGTTCTGATCGTAAATTCTATAAGAATCAGATACTTCATCTTCTAATGACCTATTAGAATATATTGTTCTGTTTGGAAATCCTCCAATAGTAACTTGAGCAGCAAGCTTGTTGCTATAAGTTCTTACATCGTTTTCAGTAGAGTAAGAAGGGTTGTATCCTCTAGTGTCTCCGTTAGACTGAGGTACAGCTAAAGCACTATTTAAGTCTACCTTAGGATAATATGGAGGTTCAAATTGAATGTTGCTAGGATCAGTTCTGTTTACAGCTTGATGTCTGTAATTTACATTGACTATACTTTCTACAAAGAAGTATCCTATAGCTTTTATGTTTATTCCCGAAGGTATAGAGCCGTCATGTTGAATAGCGTTAGAGTCTTGATAACCAAATCCAGTAGTTGTAGAAGTAGCTAAAACTTGTAAGAAAGCTTCGGTTCTTCCTTTCATCTTTATCAAATCACTATTTCTGTAAGAGTATTTAGAGATGAAAGTATCTCCTCCGTAAACTCTATTTATAACAGAACCTACAGAAGAAGGTATGTCTCTTGTAGTTGCACAAACAACATATTCAGAACCAGAAGGGCTTCCGTATTGAGTTTTGTTTTCAGTCTCTATATTGTATAGGTTATTATACATTTGAGATTGAGGAACTGAAAGAGAATCTAAATTGTCTACTTCGTCATCATTGTTTAGAAGATCGTTTTTGTAAATTCTTTCAAAAAGCATCTTTAGCTTTATGATATTAGTAGGAGGGTTTTGACTTATACCTTCAGTAGTCTTAATGTACAAGTACCTAGGTCCTTGACTGTTATCTATCTTGTCAGTTAAACCTAAAACCGTCGAAGTTTCACCTTTAGCTATATATTGAGAAGACTCTATTGTTGTAGCAGAATCTAAATCATTATTGTAAAAACCTTTATCGAAAGACTTGTAATTTGCAAAAGCAAACAACTGAGGATACTTTCTTAATGAAGTGTCTACGTTCTGAGCAGCAACAGCATTAAACACATTGACTTCATTTTTTGAACGCTTGAATCTTGTCGTGTCTAATTCAGCATTCATTCTTCCTACTATCCTAAGTTTAGCTCCAGGTAAACTACTAGGGTTCGTATCAACAAGTTGACTATCAGGAGAAAAGAAGCCTAACCTTTCATTAGAAGCGTACATACCTACAATGGAAGGGTCAAAAGACTCTCCTTGCTGCCAACCTTCTGAAGGGTTTCTAAGCTCAAATGCTATTGAAGGCTCAAAAGAGTTTGACAAAGAAGTAGTGTTAGCTGCTCTGTATTCTTGTTGAAAAGCGTTTTCTAGGTAAAAGTTATCAAAAAGAGGCATCCTTTTAACAACAGAATTAGAAGGTCCTTTTAACTGATTACCTTGGTTATTCGGTTCCCAATCATAAGGGTAAGTGTTAAATACATTTATATGTCTAGTAACTACGCCTTGAGCAAACACAGATCTGTTTTGATTTATGTTTCTCTTTTCTCTAGTTATAGATATAGATTGTATCGAACGCTTTAAAGAATCAGAAAGGGGTGAATTAAACTTAAACCTTAGACCAATCAATCTTATAAATGTTCTACCAGTTGATTCATCTAGTCTAAAGTGAGGCTCTTGCTTTAGGTTAGGCATTTTGTGATGTCTAACTAACCTATTTGATGGGGAAACAAAAGAACTTGAACCTGAACTAAAACAAAGAGAATCATCTCCAACATCGTTTCCAGGATAGTTTTGATCTGCAGGATAATCTTGTTCTGATACATAAGTACCTAACAAACCGAATGTAGGTCCAACTCCAGTAGAGCTAGAAGGTTGAGCCAAAGTTGTTTCTGTTGTTTCTTTGTCATTACCAGGTATATGGTAATTAAACGATTGTGAACCGTCATTATAAGACACAAACCCTCCAAAAGAGTAAACTTCGTTTCTTCTATACGTTTTTTGATAGAAGGTTAAGAAAGGAGACTTGTAGTCATTCAGTTCTCCCAAGGATTCTGGAACGTCGTCAGGAGTAGCAGAACTAGCAACAACAACGTTATTTCCATTAAATGTATCTCCATCTTGAGCAGTTATTTCATAGTCTAAAAGACTTCCAGCAGGTATTAAGTTCAAAGGAAATAAAGAAGGGTCAAACTCTAGAATAACTCTTCTAGGGAAAGCTGGGTCAAAATTAACCGATAAAGGGTTAAAGGTGGCTCCATCAAGACCTCCCGCAAAATTTATGGGATTACTAGGAAGTCCAGTTGTAGCGTCTGTTAAAACTAAACCGTTTCCAGTATATGATATTGTAGCTTGATTTGCAGAAGAAGAAACTTCCACTGTCTGTATCTCAACAAAAACTGATTGAGAGCTTACTTTTGATGCTAAAAAACTTACCGATTCAGCATTTAACTTATTGAAAAATTGACCAGATATAGTGCTAGCGTTTCCTGAAGATATACTAAACTCTCCTACTCCAGGCACTCCTAGTATAGCAGTGTAAGTTTCTTGAACTCCTAAGGAGTTTGTCAAAGTTATAGTGTCTCCTACAACAAAGTTATCTGTAAACTCTATATTAACTTTTGCGCTAGTCTCTGGCTCTTTCAATGTATAGTCGTTTACATCGCTTGAATCAGATGTAGAGACATCTCCGGTCATGTCTATAATTACAAACTCGGCAGAACTACTTTGCCCGTTAGCCAAGTAAGGTAGCCCTTCAGTTTGAAAAGGAACATTAAAGTTAGAACTTTCGCTAGAGCTAGGGTTGTATTCTATCTCGTCTATAACGTACTCTATAGTTACATCATTAAATAATCTCTGTAACTCTGAGTCAAACAAAGAAGAGTTGTCTGCTAAATTAGACCAGAAAATCCTATTGTCTTTTTGAACAACAGCTTTTGCTGAACTATAAGAAATAGGTATGGTGTTTATCTCTTCTCTAGTTAAAGGGAACACGTCTGGCTCATTTCCAGAATAAGACAAGATCATTTCTGATCCTTGAATGTTTTGCAAAGGAAGTGCTTCTGCTGTAAATGTCTGGGTTATGCCTGAGTAATATATAGCAGTAAGCTCTATAAAAGGAAAAGACTCATCTATATTAGAAACGTCAAGCCTTATAGTCTTGTTTACTGGGCCAAAATCAGGATACTCTCCATCATATTTGTCTCTACCAGCACTTACTGGCTCATCAACTATTGGAACAAAGCTAGAAACTAGACTAAACGAAGTAGGCGTCAAGTCTTGAGTATAATACCTAACAACAAATTGATAACCACCTACTTGTAAGGATCCTGAACTTTCGTCTATTTCTCTCAAATCTATCTGAGGTATCTTTTGATTAGGTATTACTTTAGTGTTGTCTTCTATTTCCCCTATAGCAGGAACGTTATCTGCATCAAGAAAGCCTAGAGGTCTTCCACCTGCTCCATCACAAAAATAAAGCATTCTCTTAGATCCTAGTCTTTTTCTAGAAGACATATCTACAGGACGCTCAGTGCTTAGTTTTAACTCACTATTAGCATTTGCTTCAGCTTCATTTTCGTTTAAAGAAGGGCACACTCTAGAGTAGTTTCCTTCGTAGTCTACAACTCCTATTTGAGAAGCTCCCGTGTCTTCATTAGCCAAAGCAACAAAAACCTCTTGATCTAGTATAGTGTAGCCCATTACTTGAAACCCTGACGGTATCACAGTAATTCTTTCGGTAGTTCCTTTTTCGTTAATTACAGCATACAAGTCACCAGACTCAGATAACTGCACCATGTTTAACGCTTGTCTGTACGTTCCTTCTGGCTGAAGAAGAGGAGTAGAATCTTTGTTTATTCCTTCTCCAAAGTTTCTTATTTCTTCCATTACGAGCGACCATTTAAGTTTATCATTTCTGGATTACCTAAGGTCTTAAAGTCATCGTACATGCTTAGCCTGTTAGGTATAAGTGTGTGGTATATGTTTGCTATCTTTTGAGTAAGCTCTATGTCTGGTTGAGCAGCAACAGCTCTAGCTTGATTGCAGTACTTGTTCCAGTAAAAGTTACAAGCTTCAAACTCGTCATAGTTGTTCTTTCTCATCGCTAGTTTAGCTTTCACTCTCCACATTAATGCTTCAAGAAAAGCAACCTTATCAGGTATTAGAGGATACCCTTGCTCATCTAGAGGTATAGCTAAATACCTCATACTTATCATTCCATACCTAAAATTAGTAGTAATGACATCGTGATTAACTTGATATGAAAGCTCATTACCCGAAAAAGTACGGCCTCCATCCATTAAGTTTGTAGCTCTTTTTATTGTGTTACCAAAAGTATTCCAAGACTCGCCTTTTGAATAAGACTGAAGCTGTAACTTTTGATAAGAGTAAGGGTCAACTATCTTTAAAGGGTCTGTATCTTGTATGCCAGTAGCACTAACACATTTGTCTACAAAGCTCCAGTATTGGCTACCTTCAAATTTAGAACCAAAATCGCAACCGTTAAGGTACCTTAAAGGCTTATGAACGTCACAAGGCAATAAACCCTTGTAATCGTGTATCATAGCAAAACCTTCCCTTTCTTTAAACTGATAGTAAGAACCTATGAATAAAAGACCCTCCTGGATCCATTCAATGAAGTCTTGATGTCTTATTTCTTTGTCACCTAATCCAAGATCTCTTACTATCTTAGATATTAGTACATTGATGGATGTGAGTCTTTCTATCATTATTTTCGTTTAAGAACCATGTATCTTTTGTAGGCTCTAGGATTTTCTACTAAAAGCTTGTTAAGCCTTTCTTTCATAGAGTCTCCTTTTTTGCCTGATGTAGGTATGAACGTGTAATGTTGCATGTTCTTTACCAAGTGGTTAAACTTCTGCCAGTTCCAAGCAAAGACTAAGCCGTCTGTATGCCTATTGTCGTGGTAGAATACTTCACCAGTTTCTTTAGTTTCTTTCCAGTCAATCATCATATTCTTTGGCTTCATACCTACTATTCGTATGTAACCCATGTGATGAGGCAACTGAGTGTGAAATCCTGCAAGTACCTTCTCAGACACTTTCTTGTTAAACGAATACATTACTTTTCTGAACTGTATTTGTTTAGCAAACTTTTCTCCTTTAGCTTTTTTCTTGCTTCGATGATGTTTCCAAGCGTGTGTCAAACTAACTCCTTCCTTTACTTCTGCCATTAATTATCGTCTAGTGAATTGTTACTTATATCCTCAGGAATTAAAGTAGTCCAGTTTATTTCAGACTGCATCATCATCTTCATTAAGGTATCGACTTTGTCTGCAGATATAGGGTAATCAAAATCAAAACCTCTATTGCAAGTCTCTCCATTATCACAAGAGCAAGTCCTAAACTGCTCAGCTTCTTGAGGGTCATCAAACAAACCTTGTATGTTCATTTGATTCATTCTTATATCTCTAGGGTTTAGTATGTAAAGGTATCTACCTTTGATAAACCACTTAGTATCGTTTCCAGTGTATTTAGCGTATGTGGTCCATGGAGCTGCGTTCCATGTTGTCTCTTGCCACGCTTGACCTGCATACATTCCCACGAATGTAAATCCGTGATCTTCTCCTTGAAGTCTTAAAGACCTAGGAATTTTCTCTTTTGTTCTTAAAATGCAAGAACCAGTAGGACACCCGCACTCGTGAGGGTCTACATTTATTAGCTCAACCTTGCCCAGGTCTTGTACATCTTCCCTACCAATAACCTTGTGATTACCGTACTCTTGACGTATAAGCTTAGCTCTGTAGTAGTTTATGATAAAAAATACTTGTCTATCAGACAACTTAGTATCGTCAGATTGAACACCACCTGCTCTCAGGTTTTTTATGTTGTATATGAGTTGACTTGCAAGTATCGACATAACCCCAATAATAAGAAAAAAGGAGGACAATATCAATCATCCTCCTTGTTGGTTTTAGTTGTTAGATTAATCTTATAAAGATGTAATCGGCTCTCCTCCAAGTACTGTTCCGAAGAACGCATCTAAGATAGCAAGGAAATCAGTTGCCTGAGGCGAATCTTTTTCCAAAGCAATATCAGTCTTTAATGGTGAGAACATTTTGTCTTGGAAATCTCCGATTTGACCAGAACTGTACACGATAGAGATCATTCCATAACCTTTGCTGAAGTCTACTCCAGTATCAGGATTGATGTTGTTGTCGAACCATCTGAATCTAGAGTTAACACCGTTGTATCCAGCAGTATCCCACTCAAGGTCATAAACTTGGTAAGGACTACCAGTTCCAGAAACAAGTTCATCTACAACAAACACATCTGCTTCTTGACCATCAAGTTGAGTGTTTTTAGTAGCGTAAAGAGCTGCGTCAAAATCAACAACTTCATACTCGTCGATTCCATTCCAGTCGTCGCTAGGTACAAGACCTATAATATCGAAAGCATGGTTAGCAGCTAACTGAGTAGCAGCATCGTTGCTGTTTAAATCTCCAGCAGAAACCAAACCAGTTTCAAATGGGAACACAGAGTCTAAGAAAACAATGTTGTTAGTAGCGTCAACTTTCGTAACTAAATGTACAGAGTTTAACGTTTCTCCGTTAGAGTTTACTCCAGTAATAGTTAAGAACTCTCCAGCAGCAACTACAGGTGCCCCTGTTAATTTAAGTACTTTTGAACCAAAGATACCGTTAGCATCAGAAGTTTCAGCAGTAGCTCCAGCGATGTCAGAAACAACTACAAGGTTCACCCAGCGTTCACCGTAAGTTTTGAAAGTTCCGTTAGCCCATTTCATTCCAAAAAGAGATGCAATAGCGATACATACTTCTCCAGAAGTAGCTCCGCTTCCAGTTGTATAATGGAACTGATCTCTAGTCTGCTTTTGACCATGAGGTCTCTGATCGTCGTTTATCAAAATGTTTAACTGATACTCAGTCTCATCTTCAGGAATGAAAGTGAAAGTAGAAGCATCAGACTTACCTACTTTGATTCTTTTCTGAACAGATGGAGTGAATGGAGTACCCGCATATCTTTCGACTAACTTTCCTTGAATAGGAGTAGAAAGTCTACTATAACCTCCACCTAACCCAGTAGCAACAAATACAGTTGAGTTTCTTGTCAAGGCTTCTGCTCCAGCTACGTCTAAAGCTGCGCCAGTTTTAGCGTCGATTAAAGCTAGTTGACCCTTCTTAAGAGAAGGAGCCACAGTTCCTACTAGAGCTGCTGCTTCAGAAGAACCGATGTGAAGCGTGTTCACGTAATTTACATTAGAAGACATTGTTTCTAAATTTATTGGTTTAACAAATGAGGTGTCAGTCTAACTAACACGCTACTATTCTATTTCTCCACGTTGAGGAATCAAAGTCTGAACTCTAGGAGACTCTATGTTCTCTACAGCTATCATAGCTGCAAATTGTACAATCTCTTTATGAGTATGCTCAGGCATATCAAATTCCACTACGGGACCACCGTAAGTGCCTACATTAACTACTGCGGGCTTACGGAGATAAGTTAATTTATACTTTGGAGTAGTAAAACTTCCGTCGTTTTGAACGAATATATCGCCATCCTCAAAGTAGCCTACTGGCTCATCATAGTAAGTCTTATTGAAAGGATCACCCTCAACAGTTTCTAAATCGTCTTGTTGAACTAGTGTAAGCTTTTTCCACTTATCTCCACAAGACTCATTGTTTACTAAAACTCTACCCCTAAGAAAGAACCAATAACCTGGAGCTAAATCTATATCAACTCTATCTACGTTTTCTTCGTAGTCTACTGGTTCAGTTTCAATTATAACAGTTTTTACAATGTTTTTAAGATCATCAGTTCTTTTTTGAATCTCTTCAAAACCAGCTCTATAAAGATTGTTTTTCCCATAGCGGGTTTTCACATATCGAGCCAAACCCTCGTTCATAAAGTAGTCTACTACTTCAGGTGGGAACTCTGGAGTTTGAGAAGTGAATCTCTTGTCTAGTGTTATATCAAACTCGATATGTGCTTCCGCTATTGTCATCTATATAATTTCTGGTGCATCACCATCGTAATCTCCAGAGTCAAGGCCTTCACCCGTCATCTCTTTAATTACAGATGAATCCGCTATCATTGAATTGTCTTTAGAGAGTCTACCGCCTTCTCCAGTAGATGAACGGTTAGAAATTTTACCTCTCTCTTTTTGTTTCTTTTCACCTTTATCTACTTTGCTTACAGCTTCTTCAATCTCATATCCTGACATTACTGGAGCCCCAGCTAGTGTTCCTGCAGCTTGTGCAGTCTCTAACCTTTTTTGTAAAGCTAAGTAAATCTTTTGATTAACCTTAGCGTTAAGTAGTGTTACAACCTTACCTATACCTTCTCCTAAGAACTCGTCTCCAAAAGAAATTATAGCTTCATCTAAGGTTTTCCCTCTACTACGTCCTAAGATGTCATAGTGGATACATTTCATAACAAATAACTTCATTTTGAAATCTTTATCTCCAGCTATGTCAACAAACAACGAAGGTGTCTTTTCAACAACAAGACCCATCATAGACTCGATTATACTAGGATCAGAAGAAACAATCCTCTTACCTAAAACCATCAAGACATCGATCATCTCTTGTGTGTCCATTTCATTAAACTTTGCGTAAGCCAACTTCTTGACGTTACGTTGCTTAACAACAGACTTAGCTTCGTCTACATCGTTGTAAAGGATGTAAGTTGCTTTTGATTTTTTCTTAAGCTGATTGTGACCGAAAGCCACTAATGGGTGATTCTGTAAGAACAAGAAAGCTAGCTCGTCTTCTTCATCATCCAAATCTAATTTAAGAGTTTCCGCATCTACCTTAATGAAGAAGTCTCTCCAAAATGGTGATCTAGGCGAAAGCTCATTTTCTTCCATTCCTAGCTTTTTTTCAAGCCTGGAAGCATCTTCTTTAGATAGTCCTGAGTATGGTCTTCCGTTTTTATCAACGAAAGGAGCGATACTTAAAGCTGTATGCTCATATTGAGGGATGTTACTCCAGTGTGACTTTGGAGCTTTCCTAAGCTTCCATGTCTTAATTCCATCTGCTTGCATTCTCTTCTTTTTTTTATTTAACTAAAGTTAGTAAAATAACAGAGGGACATTAACGCCCCCCTGTTAATATTTTTTAAGCTACGGCTAAAATCATTTCTCCACAAGAAGTAGGATCTTCAACCATAATACCACATTCACTTAAGAAGTGACACTCGTAACCATCAATGCCTGAAGCTCTCGCTGTGGACATCGACTTGGCGACACCTCCGAAAGCATCGGTGGAACCAGCTACGTGCCAGTATGCCATTTCTGAATCTTTCATCGCAACCTTGCGAATGTTAGATTTACCATCTTTGTTCTGACCGAAGTTTAAGATAGTGAATCTGTAAGACTCAACTGGCTTCTTAGTTTTTGGATGTAACAGTCTGTTTCTGATAATGTCATCATAAGGAGGGAACTCCTTGACAGTCAAAGTAACACCGTTCATAAACTCAACAGTTTTGAAGTATCCAGTGAATTTCAATGAATCTCCTGAACCAGAGATAAACGTACCATTATCAGTGATAGTGATGTTGTTTCCTCTAGCGTACTCTTGAATAGCGTTGTTGAACTCACGCATACCCATTTTACCAGTCAAAGCTACGAAGTTGTGATTACCACCCCACTTAGAAGCATTGTAAGATAAATCTAACAAGAACTGATCTAAGATGTCGTAAGTCATCTTCGTGTAAAAACGGATGTTTGCAGGAGCAATTTGCTGACGCATACCAGCACCGTGATAAACAGTACGTCCGTTGTTACCTCTCATGTTTACCTCTCCACGGTTGTTTTTGTTGTAGATAGAGTAAATCATTGAGCGATCAATCTCTCTGTACCATTCAGACATTGCAGTCCACTCAGAAAGTTTGGTCCAAAGTTTCGTCTTCTTACCATCGCTAGAAGTCAATTCTAATACCATTACAGCTTTTGCAGCGTTACGAGTAACGTTGTAAGTCTTACGTAAAGTAGTAAGTTGATTCTGAAGCTTGTAAGGAGTTGAGTAACTAACACCACCACCCTTAGCACTGTATTCTGGAACAGTAGAGTAATCTTTAGAGAATCTAGCTCCAGAATTAACTGAAGAAGGGTCAGCAAAGAAAGTAGGTTCAGGATCGTTTGCAACAACAGTAACAACTGTATATGCACCTTCTTGATAAGGCTCGTCTACAATTCGGTAAGTAGTTTGGTCATCTGCAACAATGTTGTCAGTGTTTGCAAACCAGTTTTCACCGAAATATAATTGGAAAGGTGTACCACCGATACCAGGAGTACCAGTAGAAGATTGAGGACAATCAGCTACAACCTCGATTGTTCTTTCTGATTGAGAGTGTAAATCCCACTCATACTCTCTATTGTCCACTTCTAGAGTGTTTCCAATACCGCCTGTTAAAAGCGTTAGTACGTTGTCTTCCTGATAACCATAAGCGTAAGCAAGCATTGAACCTACCTGCGCAGGTCTTGTCAAGTATGCGTTACTCAAATGATTAGACTCAGTTAACCCCGTAAAATTCCTTGTAGAATAAATCTGCAAAGGAGATACTTGTGTTTTAGTTAACGACATAATCTATTGTTTAAAGTTTTAATCTTATCTACTAAGAGGTCTCCACGAATCAAGTCCGCTTAAATCTCCATCGGCAGCCTCTCTAGTCTTATTAATCTTAGATTTGTTAGGCTTAGCCATTCTGTCTGTGTGCTTGTTAATGTTTTTCTTGAAAGTAATAGTAGCTTTTGTTTCAGCATTCCTTTCAAGTTTAGCCAAGTCAATATTGTCTTTCATTATCAAAGCATACAATAAAGAAGCGTCCTCTCTTTCAACTTCGTCAAGCATTATCTTAGTTTGCTTTCCTTCGTTTACTGGCTTGAGTATGTAATCGGCAAGCTCTTGTCTCTTTTTAGGAGAAAGTTTAATGCCACCTATACTTTCGCTCTTTAATATTTTCTGCTCAAGCTTTCTGTTAGCTTCAACAGCTTCAGCTCTTTCTTGAGCTACTCTAGCTTCTCTTGCTTCTCTCTTTGTTTGTGAGGCGTCTTCTTGGTATTTAACTAAAGCTTCTTTAGCTTTTTTAGCGTGTCTACCAATAGACTTAGTTTGCTGATGCTCTTTTAAAGTTTCTTTAATTTCGTCAGGCTTATAGCCTTGAAGTTTATAAAAGTCTTCTAAAAGATAAACTGCGTGTTGAGAATTAGTCTCGTCTACAGTGTTGTAGTCAAACTCTTGCTTTTCTTTCATGTAGTCTTCAATAGTTGCTCCCTCGTTTTCATTTAAGAAAGATTCTATTTCGACTATCTCCTCAGTACGAGAAGACATTTTTTCTTCTACAGCTTTTTGAAGCCTATGTTCTACAGTGTCTTCTACAAGCATCTTGAATCCCTCCTCGTCTGGAGTGTAGTTCTTTTCTTCATCTGTTATGTCAAAAACTTGGTCATCAACTAAGTTTTGCATTATAGACTTGTAAGAACCTGATTGAGATCCTTCGGTCTGACTAGAGTCATCAGAATCGTTAGAATCATCTTCGTCGTTAGATTCATCTTGTGAATCATCATTTTGACCTTCTTGGCTATCGCTAAAGTCATTCTGATCGTCTTCGTTGTCACTATACCTTTCAGCATTAGACTCTTGACTATCTTCTCGATTATCGCCTTCGCCTTCTTGACCTTCCTGGTCTTCATTACTTCCTTCACCTTCATCTTCGTTGCCTCCCTCATCTTGAAGCAAACCAGACTCTGCATCTGGCATGAATTGACTAAAAAAGTTCGTTTCAGAACTTCCTTCTGGTGTTACGTCTTGTCCTTCTCCTATCTTCATAAAGCTAATATACTTAGTTATAATAAAATTCGTTATGGTGTTTACTCCCTATTAAAGGTCTCTATACGACTATGTTAGCAATAACGCTTCTTTAATCCTGAGACATACTTAGAACCTTTCTTGTATCCTCCCTTTTTCATACCAAAATCCTTGTATCTGTTTTTGTATTTGTCTTGAAGAACAGCGTTGTTGTCTAGCAAGTCAATGTTTGTTTTTGGCATCAAATCTTCTGTCTCATAAGCGACTGGGTCAGGTTCTGCAACAGGCTTGCTATATTTCTTAGTGTCAAGCATTGGACCCTCTTTCTTACCAAGAAGAGATGAACCAATGTTCGCTAAAGCAAAGCCTCCTCTAACGACGGGAGCTATCTTGTTAAGATCGTCACCTATAGTTCTTTGTTTGTTTTTGTAAACCTGAGGCGCTGTAAAAGACTCTGTGTTTCTGTAAAATCCTGTTCCAGCTCTAAACTTTCTAGGAACAATAGGTTTAGATTCATACTTACTTTCTTTCTTCATAGTTTTTTCGTTTTGCTTCTCAAGAAACCTCATAGCTTTGTCTCCTTTCTTGGCAACATAACCATCAATGTCAGGATTGTCTTCAGTTGTTCCCGAATACACTTTCCTTCTGCCTAAAGGAGTCTTTCTTCCTATGTAAATTTCTCCTCCAGCATCCCTGTCCTCTTGGGCAGCTTTAAGAGTACTTTTGTGTTTAGGAGATTTCATATACTCGCCAGTTTTAGGGTTTCGTGTGGACAAATGAAAAGCACCTAGCTTTCCGTCACGTTCCTTAATGAAGTCTGGTCTTTTACTCTCAATACCCCAAGACTTTAAGTCAGCTTCTTCTTGCCTGAACTCTTTATCGTGGTCTACCCATTTAGGATCAGCTTTAGCCTTATAGGCTTGAGTCATATCATAATCTTTGCCTGTATATCTTAAGTTAGAAGGTAAGTTGTCTTTCCATTTTAAAAACCCTTCAGCTTCAGAAGGTTTCAACCTGCTCCAGTTGTTACTCTTTCTGAACTTGTCGAACCTCTTAAATTTCTCTTTCTCTTCTTTCCTTATATCATTGTCATACTTACGCTTATATCTATTAGCGTCTCTACGCCTACTAAAGTACATAGTATCGTTATCTTTCGCATTTTCAAGCATATTTTCAGCCTCAGAACCTACTTGTTCTTCAAGCTTGAACAATCCTGGCTCCACCCAGGGCCCTCTACGGTTCTTGTCTCCTCTTTGGTTTACTAAATTGTTTTTGGAAACTTTAAGATTAGGTTTATCTGTCTTACTTTTTTTGAATCCCCTCTTACCGCTATCCTTGTAAGCTTCTCGGTATTTTTGTTGATAAGAATTTTTAGAAGTTCCTACCCCGGCGTTCATATTGCTATCTGGCAATATCGATTTTTCGTCAGTCTCGATAAAAGAATACTTTTTGTCTTTGTTATTCTTGTACTTTCCATTATCGTCTTTATAGTAGTTTTCAGAAAAAGAAACTTGTCTTGTAGGTTGAGTAGTACGTTCGTATTTCGATTTCTCTACGAACCTCTTCCTCATGTCTTTACGCTTATTTTTTTTAGGAGACTTCATTACTTTTCACCGACTACTTTGTTTTTCAATGCGACCTTGTTGTTAGCTGCGTTCATTTTTTCCTGAGACTTTATCTTGTCTCTTTCTAACTGACGGTCTTTTGCTTTTTCCGTAGCATCGAAAGATCGAGATTGTTGTCTATCCATTAGCTCATTGTTGTTTTTAGCTAAGTCAGTTTGTTGCTTACCTATTTCAACAATGTCTAAGACTCCATCTCCGTCAGCATCTTTATCTTCAGCAAAGCCTGCCCCAGTAGTTACAGCTTTTCTTATATCCCACTCACCTTTTCGGTCTATTACTTCAAGTTCTCTCTGATGTTTCAAGTCAGACTCTTCCTTGTCTGCTTCTATCTGCATCTGTATTCCTTGATTTTGAGACTCTTGAGCCTGTTGTTCCCTAGCAATCTTAGCCTCTTCTCCTTTAATTAACTGGCTTTCAAACTCAGCAATAGAGTTAGTCTTGAACAGTTTAACTAAATCTGAAAGATTAGCCTTGTCTTGTTGCATAGCCGCACTTGCTAAAGATTCTATCTTAGTTTTAAGTATCTTGTCTTTGTTAGAATTTGTAGGAAATACGTTGTAATCAGAGTCTGCGAAAACATCTCCATCTACATCTATAACCATTCTCTCAAGGTCATCTGTAATAAAGTGTATCTTCTTACCTCCAGCGTAAGCGTACTTAGAAGTTTCTATGTACTGACGCAATACCTCTCTTTTTATTTCATCGTGTCTATAAAAGTAGTACTGAGTTATAGCAGAGCTTTGTATCATGCTTTGGTTTATCCCTGTAGCTGTTTCGTACTGGTTTATGTCACCCTCCATTTGTTTAGGTATCCCAGAGATAGTGTCTATCAGACTCTCTATCTTAGCTAAAAGCATCATGTACTGCTGAACAGTATTAGAAAGAGTCAAGTCTATTTCAGAGAAACCATTAAAGCTAGGAGTTTGTCCTTGGCTTCTTGTACCAGCCTTACCTTCTTGGAAAGAGTTTATGTACATTATTCCTAAGTTGTCGAAATAGTACATCCACTGCTCCATGTTCATATAATCAGTAGGCAACTGAGCTAAATCCATTATAGCTTTCTTTCCTTTTGCTTTAGCTATCTCGTCTTCTATTCGATACCAGAGAATGTTATAAAGCAACTGATGAGGCTTCATCAAGTCTAAAAGAGAAGTAGCTTTAGAGTTCAAGTTGTTATAAGTCATACCTACATAAGGTAGCTTACATTCACTAGGATTGTCCATGGTTCTCATCTGATTGTCAGTAGGGTTTATGTCAACATAAACGTTATCTCCAATCTTAGTACCTTTCCAGACTTCATTTATCCACTGCCACTCTACATAAGTTCCTTGAGCTATATCTTCTTCTGAAAGCTCAAAAGATTCATCTACAATAGTTTCTTGAGGAACTCCACTTTCGTCTAAGTATTTCTTGAAGCCTATCTTTTTCATAGACTTCCAAACACAAATTACGACTCTAACATTTGCTGTATTAGCTCTAGAGTCATATCCGCTAGTTGATTCGTGATCTCTTAAAGTTTCTGAGTCGTAAGCAAAACCAGGCATCATTGTATTTCTACTTGAACCCATGTTTCTAGAACCCTGGTCTAAATCTTTTACTTGCTTTTCTGTAAGGAACTCCCCGAACTCATCCATTATTTCAGAAACAGTCATGTACCTTTCTTCTCTAGCCCATCCTGCATCTTGGATATTGCTAGTTTCAGGTCCTTTTTCCCACTCAAAATATAGAGGGTTTACTGTTCTTACTGATGCTTCATTTGCTACAATACCTACGTAGTATATTTCTTCAGCAACTATCATAGCGTGTTCAAAACC